ACTAAAACTCTGGCTGAGTATGCAAGTGATGCTCGAAAAGCTGGACACATTGACACTTGAGGAGGTGCGTGATGGCTAAATTTAAAACTGGCGATTCTGTAATTTGTAACGGAAACCACGATTCTTATGTTTTGAATTACTACACAGACGAGATGGTTGAGGTAAGGATTTGGAGCGGTGAAAGACATGTTGGCGATGTATGTGTCCATGAAGATGAGTTAATTTTGAAAGAGGAGAGTGAGTGATGAAAAAAATGAATGAGATAGATACTTCATTTGATAACCCTATGAGGAGTCATGTCAGCGAAAGTTACAAAATTCTTGTAGAAATAAACTCTAAAATATCAGAACTCTTGGAGCTCAATAATCCAGATTTCAAATTAACTGTGACTACTGAGCCAAGGACAGATATTCTCGGTTGTAAAATGTATGTGGATTTAGTTGAAAAAGCATACGGTGAAGACTAGCTAACAATCTGATCTGTCACATGGTATATTTATCGTGTGACAGATTATCATTTAAAGAACTATTTGCTATCGATGCAATCGCATTGGGCTATTACTCATAGCACTTACAAGGCGGTGCAGGAAACATTGCCACTGATTACCCAGTTCACCTCAACCAAAGGTTTGCACAAAATGGAAAAGACTCCTGTGCATAAACACATTAAAAAAATACATCCAGACATTTATCGCATTCCATTGTTTAGAAGAAAGTTCTGCAAGATGATGATGAACGAGATCGGGCAGATGAATAAACATTTTGCTTTTGAGCCCAACGAGCACGAAGATGAGCTCAGACAAATTCCAGAGATAGTGTTAAAAGAAAGCTGCCCAGAGATCTATCGAAACATGTGGTTCGTGGTGCAAACTGTTCTTAATCCAATCTTCATGGCGCTCTGGCAGAGATCGTGCAATTCAATTTCCAGTGTACAAATTGCAAATTACAATCTGGTCGATAAGAAGCAAGGCGCTTGGCATCACGATGAAAGTGCAGATATGACAGTTGTTGTGCCACTCAATACTGGAAAGTACAAAGGCGGTGGCACAGAGTTTCATAACTATGGTGTCGTTAATCCGATACCCACTGGACACGCTTTGATTTTTCCCAGCTTCACAAACTTACATCGTGGGCTGGCAGTCGATAGCGGTGACAGATATTTACTGGTGTTCTGGCTTTACGATAGAACTAGAGTCGAATACCTGTATGAAAACGCATCACCATAATTCATTTAGATCTATGGTTTGCACTCCCTCAACATTGAAAGGATTGTGACTGTCGTTCTTTTCAGCCTCCAATAAGGTACTGAGCGCTTGTTCGTTCTTGGCTTGACCATATTTAATGGCTTCTGGTGTCAGTGTGTAAACCGCATAAGGATATGGGTGTAGTTTCTCTTGTGCCAAAAAGAAAAATGATTCTGCTGGCATTCCCAGTATACGACACGCATCAATGTATAAAGATGCTTGCATGTGATACCTAAACATATTGATGGCTGTTCTGAATCCTCTGGGTGACGCATCACGACACGTTTTTAAATCCCAAACGCTTTCGCCATCGTGCCAATCCAGTCTGGATTTAAAAGGATGCCCATGGTACATGTAGCATAAAGTGAGCTCTACTTTGTGATCCTCACTGGGAATAAACTCTTGCAGTATCTCTCTTCGATCCATGCACTCTTCATACATCTTGCTGGTTATCGGAGTCAGGTTGCCAACGCCTTCTAAAAACTGTGCGTATTCTTCCTTGCCAGCCTTGGTTCTTTTGTTGATCTCTGGCTCAATAATAAATTCCTTGTGAAAGTTCTCATGCTCTAAAAAACAAGTGTGTTGCACTCTGCCTTCAAGCAATGCTGGTGATTCTTTGAATCCTCTTTTGTTTTTCCAAGAATACACACACCTAGAGACATCTTTTAGATCCGATGCACGATACGCTGGTATCTCGTTGTATTCCTCAAAAGGCAATCCCTCATAAACGCCTTCTTTAAAGTCCATGTTTCATTCTCCTTTCTATTTCTTTTTTAATTTTTTGTGCCTGTTTTGGCTTGGTGCTTGGATTCCTAAAAGAATCCATCAAGTCTTTCATTGAGGTGGCTTTTAAATAATTGTGCTGAACTGTGGTCTTCCCTGTTCTTCTGTCGTAGTTTTTTTCTGTTGGTTTAAATTTAGTTGGCATCTTCTTCTCCGAGAATTTCTACAATTTTTAAATAACCCAAAATGTCGTCTTTGGTATCGGTTTTGCTTGGGTTGTTATACAAACGGATCACTTTAAAAAGCAGCATCATTGTTGTTGCTTTTCTTGGGCTGATTTCAGTGCCTGTGACCCCACTCCACACTTTTGAGAGTTGGTCCATAAACTTTTCTGGTGGTCCATACTCAAGACCTTTTCTATGGATCAATTCATCGGTTTGAAATTCGTTTTTAATGACTCCTTGCATGGTGTCATCCAGTGCCTTTTTTCTTTCGGATTTGCTCTTCTCATCCAGATCTTTTGGTTTATCCATCATTTTGTATTTCCATTTATGATCCATAATATCTCCATTTATAGTGGTTGTGCCCCATGGTTTACAGCAAATGTAGGAGGTAACGTGTTAGCGCTTTGCTGTAAACTTTTTACAAATATTGAACAGGGGCTGATCCAATATAATCACGCGCTAATTTACCTTTTATAAAGAGACAGTGAGCGAGAAAGGTGATGACAAAAAAGCCCACTGCCTCCTAGTATCAGAAAGGGATTTCGTCATCAAAATCGGAGGGATCGTCAGAGACTTCCTCTTTCTGCACTGGTTTTGAACTATTCGCTGCTTGAAACTCATAGCTCTCTTCAATTAAGTTCTGTTGCCATTCCATCAGTTGATCGAACACATCGCACATCGCTTTGGTCTCGTCACTGCTGTTGCCATTGAACTCATTGCAATACACTTCGAGATCAAAAACCAAAGAATCATTGATTGTATCGGTCTTTTTGAATACATCTGGTTTGAAGATGTTTTTGATTCTCGCTTTGCCATCATCATTGTGCTCTATAAAAAGATTCGCTGGTGCGCCAATCATTTTACTCACATCAAAGCCACCCAGTTCTTCATCGCTGAATGGTTTGCCACGCCAGTTGACTAGATCTTTATATAGCGTTGCATTCTCATTGAGTGATGCAGTATAAGAACGACCAATTGAAAAAGGTCTGCCATCTGCCATCGTTGCTTCTGGCATTTCCCAAGTCACATGGACCAGTGTTCTTTTCTTTGGTGGATTGTCTTTGTATTGCTCTTCTCTTGTGCCGAGATCAACAATGCGATAACATACTCCGAGTTGTTCGCCAACCTCTGGTTGCTCATACTCAGTTTGTTCCGCCTTTAAATTTAAACCCATATTTTTTCTCCATTAAGTTGATTAAATTGTAAATTAGTGTAGTATTTTACATACTTTACCAAAGAAAGCAAATCAAAAGAGAAAATAAATGGCACTAAAAATAAAACGACCCACAAAGAATTTCCAACGACCCTTCACACAAAATCACGCAGACTATCAATCCCAGTTTCTCAGCTTTATGGCTGAACATGGTATGGAGCCAGATAAGAGACATGGATTGGTGGGTGATGGAAGCATTGGTCGTGCTTACATCAACCTTGGTGGTGACAGGAAGCTGTCTGGCTGGTATCAACTCTGGTTAAATCAGAGCGTGCCCTTTGGTAGAGTCGGAGATTATCGAATCTCTATGGACCAGCCGACAGCGACTTGGAAACCAGAAAACAAACAAAGTTTCAGGATGACCAAGACACACAAAGAAGAGATCATGCGCTTGCAAAGAGAAGCCGAGATCAAGAAAGCCGAGAAGTATGGAAAGGCAGCCAAGAAAGCACAAACATTGTGGGAAAAGGGAACGCCTTGTGAGAAGCACCCATACTTGGAAAAGAAAGGCGTTTTGTCTTATGGTTTAAAGACCGATGCCAAAGGCAATTTAATGATTCCACTCTACGACACGAACTTATCTGTCGTGGGTCTACAATACATCAACGATCAAGGCAAAAAGCTATTCCTTACTGGTTCCCGAAAAAGCGGTAGCTTTTTCATACTCGGACAAGAAGTATTGAAAACCAGTGACACGATTTACTATGCCGAGGGTTATGCGACAGCAGCCAGTGTGCATCAAGACATGGCAATGCCAGTCTTTGTTGCATTCGATGCTTACAACCTTGAGAAAGTGACCCAAGCTGTATTCGAGAAACTCAAAGACAGGAAGCATGTTTTTATTGCCGATAACGATGAAAGCAAGACAGGTGAGAAGGAAGCGATTAAAGCCAGCAAATGGATCATTAAGAACAAAGGAATGGCTGAAGTACACATGCCAGAAACCACTGGTGATTACAACGATCACTCTGGCTCAGAGATCCCCACGCTGACAGTGCTTGATACGCCCTCTGAGATTGATTTTGTCAAATCAGACAAGGGTAGGATGCTAAACATTAAAGAGAATGTCTTAGGAG